GGAGCAATCACTTCGGCACGCAGCTTGATTTCCTCGGCTCTCACGCGCATGGCCTCTTGCATGAACGGAGCGCGCAGCATCTCGCCCATGCCGCGGTGATCCATCTTGTAGACGCCGGTCATGTAGAAGCTCCAGATACGCGCAGCACGCTGATCTGCACTGGCGATATATGCCCCGAGAACGGCGATGTGAAGCTGTTCGGGTTGCCCTGTACTTCGTACTTGAGCCCCTCGAAGATAATGGCATCAAGATACGTCAGGTCAGTTCCGGCTGGAAGCCATACCTGCATCGGGTCATTCACCTGATCTGTGAACTGAATCAATTCACTGCCGCCAGTCGGGGCAACGACGCACAGCGGAATATCTTCCTGCGTCTCCGTGAACGTGTCGTTGCCGTATTCATCAGTGCCCGATACTGCGCGGCGCACCAGCGTCACGGTCTGGCCGTAAGTGAACGGATGCATCAGATCCTCACAGGAATGGTGCCCGCTGGCCTGCGGAAGTCCTTGAGCGATATGGCCATGCCCGCGTCGAGCAGCGCAGCGTTCAGCCCGGCTCCGCTGGTGCGCCTCATGCTGTAGCTGTAGGGGCCGATGCTCTCGGACGCCAGCGTAGCGCTCATCGTCGGCGTGGATAGCTCTGAGATGATAGCCGTGCACAGCACCGCTACAGCCTCGTTCGGCGGATTATGATAGCCGTACGAATAGACGACCTGATAGGTATCCGAATACCACGCAGTCTGATACCACATGTAAGGCAGGTTGATGATGCCGGACTGGTACGGCGACGGAATGGTGATCTTGTCGATTCCGTCGAACACATACCAGGAAATACCCATGTTGAACGAGATCTGGGGATTACCAGACATCCATGTTACGGAACTGATATCCCAGACAGGCCGATTGCTCAGCCTTATCTCTCCGGCATCAGCCACGAATGTCTCAGTGGCGTCTTCCTCGTAGATGAAATCCTGGCGGCAGTACCGGCGGATGATAGCACTGCCATCTCGCAGGAGCGCGTCAATGCGCGCTCCTTCTACTTGATTCAGGTTCCGACCTAGCCGGTCCACGATATCGTCCGGCGTTGCTATGGTCGGCAATGCCTCACCGATTCTCATGGCATCCCTTTCCGGCTAGGTCGGAAGCTGGCTACTCGCTCGAGCGAGCCCTGCGCGCCGCTGGGCGCGCAGACGCCGTTTCCTTCTCGGCTACGTGCGCGGCGTGCGCCTGAGCGGATTCGACCTCCTGCGGGTTTTCCATGTCGGCCTCTTCGGCCGCGAAGGTTCCGGTGTACGGATACGGCGGAGCCTGGATGACGCTGATCGCGCTGGCCACTGGCGGCGTCGCGCCGACGGGCAGAATGGCACCGAACGGCCACCGTGCCGTCGCAGTGGTGATGTTCTTGCTCGGCTCCATGATGGTCACCGGGTTCACCGTGGCATAGGCCAGGCGCATTGTCATGCGCATGGCGACGGCGTCCTGCTGCATCAGGTTGAGCTGGACCACGCCGGAGCCATCGGAGATGACGCCCTCGGTGAACATCTTGAACGAGATGTCGCTGCGGATGCCGATGATCGACTTGCTCCAGTCACCGCACAGCATGACCGCTCCGGTAACGCCGGATTGCCACGATCCGTTGTTGACCTCTGACATGTTGTATCCGTACAGATTGCCGCCAGGCACGTCGGACATATCCGGCTGGTAGATGGGCACGCCCTGCGCGCTGCGCAGCCCGGCGAGGTTCCAGCTCGTGCCAGGTGCCGCGGCGAAGCCGTTGACCGTGTAGCCCGACTGCGCCATGAGAACGCCGAGCTTGGTCACGTCCTGGCCGAGGTCGACGCCAGTGCCCTGCACGATGAAATGCTGGGACTTGCCAGCTCCGGTAAATACGGATTCGCCCCATGTCGTCGGCTTATTGATTCCCCAGAGCACGGCCAGGTCAATGAGCTGACCGACCGCCTCGGTAATGCGGGGCTGCACTTCACCCCACAATGGCACGTCGGCATCGTCGAGATATGCCTCTGGAATAGGCACGATGCACGCCAGTTCCTCAACGACGAGAACGACGTTCTTCCACGCCTGAGTGCTCGTCTGCTTGAGCCCGGCATCGCCGGCGACCCAGTAGGCGATAGGCAGCACGTCCAGGACGGGCAGCCGTTGCGTCTTCGCGCTCAGCGTGGTCGTCTTCATCAGACTGAGCGCGGCACTTGACTTCGGCGCTTCCTGGATGATCGCAGCGGCCAGCGGCTCGGGAACGAGCGGATCGCTCCCGGTCGAGGTCCTGGAAATACGAGCGGAATAAGGCACTTCTAACGTCCCTTTCTTGCTACTGATTCCTTGTGTTAAGAAGTTGCCTGAACCATTCATCCGGGCTATTCGCCGTTCCGGCTGTAGTCGGAGCTGATCCTGGACGCATTGATTCGACCGGACGTGCGCCCGATAGCGGCAGCCCGTTTCGGCCTGCCATGCCAGCCGTGATTTCCGCGACGCGCCGCTGCACCTCAGCTTCAATCACGCTGGAAAATACCTGCGCGGTCTCTGCTATCTCATCTTCCGTGCCGGATCCAAGATAGTCGATGAGCTCCATGGGCAGGTCTGCCGCGGCAGCGGCCATCACGCGATTGTGCATGGCGGTCGCATTTTTTGCCCGCTCCTCGGCATCTGCCGCCATACGCTGAGCCTTTTCCAGCTCAGACATGTTCGCGGTCTTGATGGTCTCTAGTTCCTTGGCCGCGTCAGAGTTCGTCTTGGCTCGGCCTTCCCACTTGCGAGCTTCCCGCTTCCACCGCTCTAGCTCGGCAGCTACGTCCGGTGAATCGGCAGCCTCATCACCTTCAGGTTCCGTTTCGGCACCCTCGGGGATTTCGACGTCCTCGGCCGTTCCGGCGTCGGCGTCGGCCATTTCGCTCACGATTTGCCTCCTTGCGCGTATTATACGTCACCGTCTAGAAGGACACTAGCCCTTCTTTTCTTTCGCTTTCGCCATTGCCTCCTCTACTCCCGGAGCGTGCCCTGGCCATCCTCCGGTGGCTCTCTTGTGGAGATTGGCGCAAAGCCCTTTCACGACACCAGGCCCGACGTACTTGCCGAGCTCTGCGACGCAGCGGTCAAAATCACCTGGCACTCCCCAGTTGATTTTCACCCTGCCTTTCCCTTCTGCCCAGTAATGCATGAGCCGCTCGGTAGAGCGAGCTTCGCCCGGTGTCTTCTCGGCCATCACACTGCCTCCACGAGTAGAGTGCCTGCCGCGGCTGTTCGCGTCTTGTTCGTGACATCAGTGGCGTCCACGCGCCACCAGAAAGCCCCGGTCACCTGATTGTCGGTGCCAGGCACCGGAAACGTCGACATCGTAGCGCCTGGATTATCCGGGTCAGCTACAATGGTCGAGGAATAGATCTTAGACGTAGGGTCAGTGTCAGCCGTATAACGATTGTCCTTGTAATAGAACGTTGCCGTAGCGCCAGCGCCCGAAGATATCTCGGGGAAGCGCGCTGTGACGACGACATCATTTCCGCGCGGGAATATGAGTACCTGACCATCCATCACGTCACCTCCGCAGTCAAGCGATTGATCGTTATTCCGCTATCTATCTCGTCAAGGCTTATGCCTGCATCTATCTCGTCTACGCTCACGCTCGCGCTTGCCCTGTCCACGGCAATCAATACGCTCGGCGCAGGATTGACGAATACGATTCCGGTAATGATATCCGGGAACTGAGCTGCCGTGAACGGCGGCAGGACCCAGCCATCAGCGCCAGATACGGATATGCTGATTCCGGAAAGAACGCCAGCCTTGCCGATAACGCCGAGCGCGGAGGACACCGTGGCAGAGGAAGCCGATATGATGGCCACCAGCACGATGTTCCCGGAAGCGCCCGATACGGCAGCCGCGCTTCCTGAAAGCACGCCGCGGTCAGAGATAGCACCCGAGGCAGCAGACGAGGATATCGCGCTGCCCGACAGCGCCAGCGCAGCCGTGACCGCGCCGGTAGCAGACGATACCGCGACAGCCGAACCAGCCAGCGGCTTGAGTCCGCTCAGTGTTCCCGAAGCACTAGAAGCCGTCGCGCTGCCGCCAGCCAGCACCATGACCGCGTAGATGGTGCCAGCCGCTGATGTGGTGGCCGCTGCGCTGCCTGCCAGGGCTGGCGTGCCAGTTATTGCCCCGCTGGCCGCAGAGACCGCTACAGCCGTGCCAGCGGTCGCCAGCGTGGCTGTCACAGCCCCGTTCGCGACAGACTGCGCGGCTGCCTGCCCTGTCACGACCCACGTCTGTGCCCCGCCAGATATCGCGACATTGCCCGCTGCCGAGCTGACCGATGCGGCAGAGCCCGCTACCGCACCGATCAGCGTCAGCGTGCCGCTGGCGGCAGAGGCACTGGAGGAAGACCCGTTGATTGCGCCCAGTGCCGAGATGCTGCCGCTGGCGGACGAAACGGAAATCGCAGAGCCGGATACAGCCTGGATGGCTGTCAGCGCACCTGCCGCCTGAGATGCGCTGACAGCCGCTCCGCTGATGGCTGCCTGCTCGGTAAGGCTGCCACTGGCGGAAGACACTGTCGCGGAGCTTCCCGTCACCGACCAGGTGATAGCCCCGCTCTGAATCGTCACTGCGCCAGTTGCCGAAGAAGCACTTGCCGCCGATCCGGCAATCGGACTGTATATTCCTATTGCGCCGGAAGCCGACGATGCGCTTGCCGCAGAGCCGCTGATGACGAGCGCAGCGACAATAGTTCCGGTCGCTGACGAGATGCTGGCACTGGAGCCAGCTACCAGAATAACGGAAGTAACGACTCCGGCAGCCGACGATGCTGCGATCGCAGATCCGACGAGAGAACTGTAAGTGCTGATGACGCCGGTAGCCGACGAGGCGCTAGAGCTGGAACCTGAGATGACCAGCGAAGAGTAAACGGTGCCAGCGCCCGAGGACGAGGAAACTGAGGACCCGTTAATGACGAGCGCGGCGTAAACGGTGCCCGCGGCTGAAGACGCAGAGGCTGCCGAGCCAGCCAGCGGCGAGAACTTGCCGATAGCTCCGGCAGCCGACGATGTGCTGGCCGCAGAGCCTGTCGTGACGAGCGCGGCGTAAACGGTGCCAGCACCCGAGGACACTGCCGCTGCCGATCCGTTTATCGCGCCAGTGAGCGTCAGGCTGCCAGCGGCAGACGACGACGTATTCGAGAATCCGCTGATCACCGCGACACAAATTACTGTTCCAGTGCCCGCTGACGAGCTAATCGCTGAACCAGAGATAACGCCGAAGGCGGTGATACTGCCGCTCGCGCTAGAGGCGGAGATGGCTGTTCCGCCCATTCCCATCTGAAGCTTGACAGTGCCGTTAGCAGACGAGGAGGCAGACGAAGATCCTGATATAATGCCAAGTGCGCTGATCGTGCCGTTAGCCGCGGAGGCACTGATGGCAGAGCCGGTAATTACTCCGGTATCGCCGAGCGCTACT